GGTGAAGGGTCGGGGGATGGAGAGGTAGTTGAACTTGAAGGTCCACCCGTCGAGGTCGGTGCCGTTGAAGCGGCCGAAGGCGGCGGGCTCGGCGAGCTTGGCTCGGGCGATGTAGATGCCCTTGACCTTGGAGCCGCGGCGGAAGAGGTAGGTGAGGGCGATGACCTCCTCGTCGCCCATGACCTCCTCGTAGAGGGCGCCGTTCTTGACGATGTGGCCGCCACGGAGGCGGGTCTTGGTGGTGGCGGCGTTGTCGTCGACGGCGATGAAGGAGCCGGTGTCCTTGCGGATGTCGTCGTAGGAGTCGTAGATGCCGCCGCGGTAGTTCCAGATGGTCTTGTCGTTGGCCTTCTGCTCCGGGGCGAAGTCGACGCCGGCCTCGATGCCGCCGAACGGCTCCCAGGTGACCTCTCCGTCGCCGTCGATGCCGGGGGACTTGAGGGGGTTCTTGGCGTCCGGGGAGAAGTCCTCGACCTTGGACAGGTTCGGGATGGGGGTGTTCTCGGGGGCGCGGAAGGCGTCGCCGTCGAGCCAGATCTGTGCTGCCTCGGGGTTAGCGAAGTTGGACATGATCGCTCCTTTCTAGAGCGTGTCGGGGGGTACCACCGTCATCTGGACGGTGATCGTGCAGGTGTAGAGCGGGTGGGTCGCGTCCCGGTCGGAGCCGACCTCGGAGACCGGGCCCTCGGTCCAGGACGCGCGCCACGCCGCCCCTCGGAACTCCCGGCTCCGGGAGAAGTCGAGGATGGTCGCGGCGCGGGCGACGATGTCCCAGGCGGCTTCGTCGGGGTCCTTCCCGGCGTGCGGGCCAGACTCCGGGGCGTAGTTGTCCGGGACGACGGCGATGACCTGGATGGCGGGGTTGCGCAGCTGCGCATCCTCGCCGTCCTGCCACATCGACCGGATCAGGACCGCCGGTGCGGTCAGCTCGGAGGGCAGGTCACGGGTCGTGACCGTGCCCCCGTCGAGCAGGCTCACGAACTCCTCCTCGTCGAGCAGGAGGCGACGGACAGGGATGAGCATGTACGGCAGCGGCCCCTTCATCGGCGCCTCCGTCTACTCCGCCGGGTCATGCCGCGGGGCATCATGCCCCGGTACTCCCCGGCGCGCATGGCGGCGTCGGTGAGGGCGGCGTGGGGCGGAGTGTCGCTGGTGCCGTACTCCTTGTGGATGGCGGTGGGGTCGGTGTCGATGATGGAGACCCGGCTGCCGGAGTGGGCGACGCTGATTCCGCCTCGGTAGGCGCCGGTGAGGACCGGGGCTGCGGCCCTGGCTTGGCCGGCGGCTTCGTTGGCGATCTTCAGCAGGCCCTTCTGGGAGTGCTGCCGTGCTTCCTGGCGGGCCTGCTGGTCGAAGATGGTCAGTCGGGCGGATGCGGGCACGGTGGTTTCACCTCCTACGGGGTGGTGGTCTGGGTGCTGCGGGTGACGATGATGACCGTGTAGGGGCATGGTCGGCGTGGGGTGGTGCGGGGGATCGCGGGGGCGTCGGCGACCCAGCGGCGTCCGTCTCCTGCGACGAAGACGGTGCCCTGGGGGTACCGGTGTTCGCCTGCGAGGAGGAGGAGTCGCTGCTGGATCGTCGCGGTCTTGCCGGAACCGATGTCGGCGGTGGCCTGCGCGGCGTCAGGATCACGTCGCTGCAGGAGGCCGGGGACGGGGTCGCCTGGGGTGAGGATGTCCCGGTGGTTTCCGGTGTCGGGGTTGGTGACCCGGCGGGCGACCATCGGGGCGTAAGCCTCCGAGCAGCGGGCGGCGAAAGCCTCAGGGGTCATTGCTGCCCCCTGGTCCGCCATCCGTTGATCGTCCACGCGCCCTGGTTTCCGTCGGTGGTGCCGTCGATGCCGATGTCGGCGAGCTCGTCGTCGGTGAAGAAGACGCCGCGCTCGGACTGGCTGGTGTCGAACTCAGTGGTGGCCTCTGGCCATCCCTCGCTGCGGACCCGCCAGCCGATGCGGTCGTCCTCGACGGCGCGGTAGACCGCCTCCACGAGCACGTCGCCGACCGCCAGGGCGTCGACCTGTCCCGTGGCCACGCGAGTGTCCAGGGTGGGGTCGAGTCGCCTCAGGCGGGTGTGGGCGGTGCGCAGGAAGCGGGCGACCTTGCGGCCCTCCGACTCCCCCAGTGCGATGCCTCCGAGCCGGTCGGCGACATCTTCGCCGGTGGCATAGACGGGCAGATCAGCCGGGTCGGTCGGGTCGGTCGGTGTGGTCATGGACTCACCTCCTATCCCCGGGACTGCTCCCAGGCGGTGATCAGCTCGTCACGGGATGCGCCGTCGGCGACGGTGATCCCCTGGTCGGCGAGGAACGCCGCCCAGACCGCGCGCGGCGCGTTGCGCTTCGGCGAGGCCGGGGCCGACCTATCGTCGGCGGCGGCCTCACTGTCGGCGGTGTCCTGCGCGGCGGGATCCTGGTCCCCGTCGACGGTCTCTTCCTCCGGTGCGTCCTGCTGATTGTCCGGTTCCGGGCTCTCCGTGACGGTGTCCGTGTCGCCGATGGTGTAGCCCTGCCTGATGTAGTACGGCAGGTTCCGCTCGGAGGCGTCATCACAGACGCCGCGGTAGAAGACGTCCTCGTTGATCCGTCCGTTGAAGCGCCGGTTCGGCGCGGTGACTCGGATCCTCATGGGGGCTACCGAACCTTGACGTTGCGCAGCACGGCGGCCGCCTTCGTCGCCTTGAGGGCGACGGCGACCGGGCCGAGCTCGACCTCGCCGCGCTTGACCGCGCCGGAGGTAGTGAAGTCCGGCAGCCAGGAGTGCACGAGCTCACCGGTGGTGGTCGTGACTCCGTGGAAGCCGTCGAGGCCGATGCGGACCGCGTAGAGGGACGTGGTGCCCTTCTCTGCGTCGATCGGGATGATCGGGTCGTTGGTGCCGGCCTTGTTGCCCGGGTCGACGAAGGTGACTCCGCCGTAGGACTCGCGCTCGATCGGCCGGCCGCCGGCGCCGACGAGGTCCTCGACCGGGTCCTTGGTGTACTGGCCGGCGCGGCGGGCGGCGGCGCGGACGCGGGCGAGGGTGGCCTTGTTGCCGAGGATGACGGTCGGGGTGCCGTCGAGGTTGCCGAGGAACTCGTCGATGACGTCGAGGGCCTTGTGCTCGGCCCGGGTGTCGGTGTCGAAGTCGGACCAGTCGACGGTGTCGTCGGCGCCGATCTCGGTGTCGGAGCCGAGGAGGGCCTTGTCGAGTCCGTCGAAGCCGTTGGCGTCGACGGCGGTGTCGCCGTTGATCACGGCGTCAGCGAACGCGGTGTTCGCGGCCTTGATCTTCTGGCCCATCTGCAGGGTGACCTCGTTGGAGGCTGCCGGGCCGAGGTTGGCGAGGACGCGGTCGATCTTGAACGCGCCACCGAGGACCGCGAGGTCGACGGAGAAGCGGGCGGTGGTGACGTTGGAGTCCGCGTACTCGGAGTTGATCGCGCGGAATGCAGCGTCGGCCTGGGTGACCAGGCGGCGGTAGCCGTAGGTCATCGTCGCGCCGCCCTGGGCGGGGTTGACCGCGGTGTCGAAGATCATCGCGTCGAGGAGAGAGGAGGACTTCCGGAACTCGTCGATGACGGCCGGGTCGTAGTCCTCCTGGGTGTTTAGCTTGGCGTCAGCCAGGGTGATGGCCATGGGGATGGTCCTTTCTGGTGGTGGCTACCGGCTGGTGCCGGTGCCGTAGTGGGCGGACAGGGCGTCCGCGAGGGAGTGGTGGGTCATCGGGCCGGAAGAGCCCTTGCCCTGTGACGGATCCACCGCAGACCGGTCGAAGCCGAGGGACTCCGCCATGGCCTTGGCGTCCGCCGCGAGCTCTTCCTTCGTCTCGCCGCGGAGCCGGTCAGCCATGGCCGGCGGGAGCTTCGCCGCCGCCGCCGCTTCCGCCACGAGCTTCTCGCGGTTGAGGGCGGCGACTTTCGCCTCCGCGTCCTCGGCGCGCTTGACCGCGGAGTCCCGGTCGGCGGCGATCTTCTCCTGCTCGGTCATCTGCTCGCGCTCGTGCGCGGCGATCTTCTCCTGCAGGGCGTCACGCTCGGCGGTGATCTTCGCCAGGAGGTCGGCAGTGCCGTCCTCGCCAGCGTCGTCACCGTCGCTGCCGTCTCCGGCGTCCTCGCCGCCGGAGGGCGGGTCGGTGCCGGAGTCCTCCCCCGAGTGATCCTCGGAGGAGGGGGCGGGGTCAGCGCCCGGCGCGCCGACGGCGGGGCTGCCGGCGTTGTCGGAGGAGTCGGGCTCGACGATGAAGCGGAGCCAGGGGCGGTGGTTTCGCAGGTTGTTGGGCATGGTGTGGTCCTTCCTGCCCTCGTTCGGGCATGAGAAAACCCCGCCCACCGCGAGGTGCGGTGTCGGGGCTGTGTTCGGGTTGTGTGAGGTTAGGCGGCGGTATCCATGTCGGAGGGCTTGAAGAACTTGAGGGCGATGTAGTCTTCACAGACCTGTTCCGCTTCTTCCCTGGAATCACCGAGCTGGTCCATCCATGCCTGGATGAACTCTTCGCGCGTGGCGTTTCGGTTGCTGGTCGGGAAGATCATGGGTCCATTCTAGAGCGATTCCAGGAACTCCTTCAATGCCGGCCGCACGAACTCGTCGAAGTCGTCGTCGGGCCACTGCTGCAGGCCGTCCATCCCCTCACCTCCTCGGTGGAAGTCGATCGTGTTGACCACCTTCGGGGACTTCGATTCCGTGGCCACATACTGGGCGAAGGCTCGGGCGAACACTTCCCGGTCCTGGAGCAGGTACCGCTTGTGAATCGGGTCCGTGAGGCTCTTCTGTGGGTGGTCTTCCAGGGCTCGCACCGTCTCTGACCGCTTGATCTGGTCTAGAGCCTTCGTGTATTTCGTACGTCCGGCTTGATCCAGGTCTCTGTCGAGCAGGTGGCCGAGTTCGTGGATGATGGTCGCTTCCTGTCCTTGGAGCGTCGGGTTGACCTCGATGACTCTGGTGTCCAGGTTCGTTGATGCCCTCACCGTGCTTTCCTGTGCGGGGGTCCCGAAGCGGTCCTTCTTGAACAGGACGATCTCGGAGACAGGAATGCTGACGTGATCCGGCAGCACATCCCGGACCATCGTGCTGGCGCGGCTCGTTGCCTTCGCCAACTGTCCTGGTGATGTGGTGACGCGCTCACGGTAGTCCCGGGTGCCTCGGGCGTCGGCGGCCCGACTTGGCGTGGTGTCGATGACCGTCGGAGGTGACCGGTGGTTGACCCGCTGCCGCTTCTTCACCACCTCCGCCGGAGCGCCCCGGCGGATCAGTCTCTGCCCGGCGCGGGCCTTGGCTGCCTGGACTTCGGCGTCCCGCAGGCGGAGCCCGGAGAGGTTCGGGCTGGTGTCGTCGAGGTAGCCGTTGGCGTGGAGCATGGCGAGCGCCTGGTCCCGGTCGCCGCCGGCGATGCGGTAGATCTCCTCGGGCATGAGGCGGCGGCGTTGGGTCTCGCGGTAGCGGCGTCCCTGCTTGGTGAGCTTCGTGTCGTACTGCTGGCGGAGGTACTGAGAGGCCCACCCGCGTGAGGTGGTGGACTCGTAGGTGACCTTGCGGGTGGTTCCGAACCGGTCAACGGCGGAGGCCATTCCGCGGCGGGCGTTGACGACCTGCGCGGGGTCTGCGCCGTCGCGGATCGCTTCCGCCCCGGCCTTGGTGAAGATCTTGTTCTGCTGGGCTTCCGGGAGGGAGTGGAAGTACTCGCGGGTGTCGAACACCCAGCCGTCGAGGGATGGGTCGTTGTGCCGGTTGAGGTAGTCGTGGACCGGGACTGCGTCGCAGTCGCAGTTCGGGTGGCGCTTGAACGCGCCGCCGCCGTCGTAGATGCGGCCGGCGAGGATCGCGCAGCGGGAGCAGCACGGTGGGCGGACCATTCGGATCCAGCCGGCGTTGTCCCGGCTGGTGATCTGGACGCCCTTGGCGACGCGGGAGGCGTCGAGGACCGCGGTGTGGGTGGCGAGGAGCAGGGTCTGCCCAGCGCGGGCCCACAGGGCGTAGGTCTCCGGTGCGGGGAGGTCGGTGTCGAGGGCTGCGGCGACCGGGAGGCTGGCGGCGTAGGCGAGTCCGAGGTCGTCGCGTCCGGTGCCGTCGATTCCTGCGAGGGACTCGGGGGCGAGGTTGATGTCCTCGCCGCCGGTGTAGCCCTGCTCTTCGAGGAGCGGGTCGACGGTGAGGGTGGCGACGGTGGCGGCTTCGAGTTGGGCGGTGGCCACCTGGCGGTAGAAATGGTCGCCGTAGTAGCCCATCCAGACGTGCGGGTGCATGACGCCGTGGCCGGTCCACAGTTTCTTGACGGCGCGGATGGTCTCGGCGGTGATGTCGGAGCGGACGAGGGCTGCTGTCCGGGCCAGCGGGGGCATCGCGGCGATCTGCGCGGAGCGTGCCTGGTCGACTGTCGTGGCCACGGGGTCACACCCCCTTTCTCACCATCTTCGATTCGACGGGATCGGGGTCCCGTCCTGCGAGGTCGTCGGCTTCTCCGGCCATCCACGCCATCTCCTGGTCGATGCGGGGCTGGGACCATCCGATCTCGTTCATGCCGCCGCGCTGGGAGAGCACCGGCATGCCGCCGGTGAGCTTCTGGATGTAGTCGGCGCGCTGGGCGACGGTGGGGGTGCCGGGGTTGTGCCACTCGAGGCGGATCAGGCCGTCGGCGTCCCAGGCTCGGGTGCGGATCCGCTCGGCGATGCCGAGGGCCCAGGCCCATCCGGCGCCGGCGACGGTGTTGATGCGCTCGACCTGGCGGGTCAGGCGGGATTCGTCGGCCCGGATCGCACCCTCTGCCGGCGGGTTTGCCGAGGACTGCCCCATCATCCGGACCGGCAGGCCGGTGACCGTGGACGCCTGCTCGGAGAGCATCCTGATCGTGTCGTGGAAGTTCGACAGGGACGCGGCGGGCAGCTGCGTGACCTTCGCGTTGGGGTCGGACAGTGCCCAGACGGCGCCGAGGTAGGTCTCCCAGATGTCCTTGATCGGCTTGCCGTTCTGGTCCACGAAGTCCTCGCGTTTGAGGCCGCTCGCGATCTTCTGCGGGGTGGCGATGGTCTCCATGGCGAGCTGCAGCTGCAGCATGACCCGGCCGCCCATGTCCACGAGCGGGAGGAGATCCGACATCTGGGATTCGCCTGTCCACCGTCCGGTCTGCCGCCGGTTGAGCATCATCACGACCGGGACGCGGCCGAGGTCGTGCTTGATGCGGGTGACGGCCTCCCACTTTCCGGCGTTCCGGTCGATGAGGACCGTGGAGTCCGGGAGGTAGAGGGTCATGTGCTCGGCGCGGCCGGTCTCGTCCCTGTAGAGGCGGAGAGCACCGACCATCGCGCGGGTGAGGTTGTCGACCTCGGCGGCCATGTCGCGGGGCGACTCGACCCGGATCCGCGGCCGGCCACCGGCGGGGTCGGCGGCGACGGAGACGAAGGCGCGGCCGTAGATGAGGAGGTCCTTGTGCGCGAGCTGTGCTTCGGTGTCGAGGTCGTTAGCTTCCCAGTCGTGGCGGAGCTCCTCGTCCTCCACGCCGGTGCCCTGGCGCAGGATCAGGCGGACGTCCATGCGCTCTTCGAGGACGTCGACGTAGGTTCGGCACCAGTTCAGGGGGAAGGCGAACGGCTGGACGTCCGGGGGGACGGAGATGCCGAGGTTGCCGATGTTCTGCAGGCCCCGGTAGTAGAGCCAGTTCTTGCGGTCCTTCGGCTTCTGCCGCTGGATGCGGGTGAACAGGCGGTGCATCAGCTTGGTCTCGTCCTGGGTGAGTTCCACGGATTGGCCTCCTCTCAGGAGAACACGATGACGGTGTGGTCGACGGCCTGGCTCCAGCCCTTCGCGTGGGCGTCCATGGACGCCTCGTGCGCGAGGACCATGGACATCGCGGGGTCGATCTTCTGGGTCTGTGACGGCTTGCCGAGGATGTACATCTGCCCCGGCTTGGCGATGCGGCGAGCGTTGGCCACCGCGAGGGCGGTCAGCGGGCAGCCGTCGTGGCTGATGCGGCCGGACGCCAGGTCCACGGTGAACCGCGACAGGGCCGCGTACATCTGCTTGATGCGGTATGTCGGCCACTCGAGGACGTGCTCGGAGCCGTAGGCGAGCGCCCACTCCCCGATCTCCGTCCGCCAGTCCGGCGGGTCGCAGTACATCCGCTTGACCTTCCAGCGGGTGAACGCCTCGTCGACGGCGGCGCGGACCTCGCCGCGGGGCACGGTGCCGCCCCACTCGGCCGGATTCCAGATCGCGGGGCGCCGGTCGGGCCCGTAGCGGGGGGTGAAGGCGAAGCCGTCGATGGTCTCGGCCCGCAGGGCAGTCCAGTCGTCGGAGTCCGATCCGTCGAAGCCGAGGCAGATCGCCTCGCCGTCGTCAGGGTTGCTCAGCCACTCCTGCATACGCCGCCTCCCATTCACTGCCGGGCAGCCAGCCGCCCTGGCCGTAGGTCACGATGTTCCCGAAGAAGCGCTTCGCCTGGTCTGGGTCACGCTTGGACAGTTCGATGGCTTCCGCTTCGACGGAGTCGAGGTCCACCCAGGGGCTGCCCTTGTACACGTACTCGAGGATTCGGCGCCGGTCCTCGGCGCTCTCCCACCGCCAGCTCTTCGGCGGGCGCTGGAAGTAGCGGTAGACATCGTCCGGTGCGGTCTCGAAGGTGGTCTGCGCGACGGACGCCTCGGCGGCGTTCCAGGCGTTCGTCGTCTCGATGGAGCGGCCGCCCATGCCGGCGAGGCCACGGCGCTGGTTGTCCGCGACCGCCATCAGCCGGTTGCTCGCGTTCCACAGCCCGGTCTCGTCCTGGAGGACGAAGGACACGGGCTGGCCGACGCGGCTGTTCGCGTTCGCGGTGACCATGTCGATGCGGTCGGCGGCGTCCCCGCCGAGATTGCCGAGGATGCGGACGAAGGTGTCGCGGTCGGCGAGAAGCCACCGCAGCGGCCCCATGGTGATCATCGAGCGCAGCGGACGGTAGGTGTTCTCCACCTGGTCCTCGCTGCTCGCTGTCATCTGGATCAGCGGCGACGGATGCCGCCGGCCTTTCGGCTCGCCGGGCAGGTACTGGTAGGTCCAGCCGCACCGGCATCCGTTGTCCGAGCACCGGTACACCTCGCCCTCGTGCGCCCAGCCGTCGAACTCGCACGGGCCGACGGCCTGCAGGAGGACCATGGACGCCGCCCACGGCCCCTTCCCTGTCTTCTGCGGTCCGACGACCTGCTCGCGGCGGTACCGGAATGCCTGGTTCCTCAGCGGCGTCCCGTCCCATTTCAGCCCGGCGCGGATCTCGCCGAACTTGCTGGCGACCCAGAACTGCCAGTCGGTCCAGATCAGCGGGTCACCGCGGTGGAAGCCGTCGGGGACCAGGCAGTGCGCCCGGACCCAGGCTTCCCAGAGGTCGCCGAGGGTCGGGAATTCCGCGGTCTGGTCAGCCGGCATCGGGGACCACCTTCATCCGGCGCTTCCGCTGTTCACGGGCGGCGCCCTGGTCCTCTCCGCCGTCGTCGGTGTCGGGTTCGTCGTCGATGATCTTCCAGCCGTTCTCCCGCAGGCCTGCCGGGGACAGGCCGATGGAGTCGGCGAGCCGGTTGACCTGGGTCATCACCGAGGGTGTGGCGTCCGGCGCTTCGGACTTCACCTGCCAGCGGACGTAGTTGGCGATGGTGAGCCACCGCCAGGACTCGTCAGCCCAGGCGATGGCCTGCGGGTAGGTCCAGAGCTTCTTCCACAGGGATTTCTCCCGGACGGTGCCCTTCGGCATCGGCCAGGCCGGGGCCTTAATCGAACAGCCAGAGGCCGGGAGGAGTCGCTGAATGTCGTCCAGACCCCGCGAATCGGAGCGTTTCGACGCCGGATCGGGGGCCGGACCGGAGCGATTTCGAGCGCCGCCAGAACCCACAAAAACCACCTCCTACCTGCATTTTTTGAACCCTGCGCACCTTTTAGGGACCTCCGTCACGGCCAGGCGTGATTCGTTCGCTCGGGGTACTCCCCTGGGTGCCGTGCAGCACACGCGCTACTCGAACGCCCGTTCGATCGAACACCGTTCGATATCGGACCTGCTACCCCACCGGCTTCACTACCGCTACCCCGGCCCCGGAGACCGTCACCGGCCGACCGGCGAGCCTCCGGGCCGACGACCTCGGCGGCGGACCTCCGCGTTCTTCCGGGAGTTGCACGACCGGCACAGCACCACGAGGGCACCGTCCGCCGACCCGCCGTCGGCCTGGGCCACGACATGATCGGCGGTGAGATCCTCCGACCGGTGCGGAGGACGACCCCATCCGGGGCACCATCCACCACGCTCGGCACGATGCCGGCGGACGACGGCCGCCCGACGACGCTGCTCCGAAGACCGGCGCCCCGACACCTTCGTCGGGACCGTCGACTTCTCGAGTCGCTCCCGGACTGCCTGGTGCGCCCGGCACCGGCCACGAGGACCAGCGACCTCCGGACACCCAGGCTCCGAGCACGGACGCCCAGCACGCGGCACACCGACCACCTCCCGGACACGACAAGAGCGCTGGACCCGGACCGTATACCGGGTGCAGCGCTCGCCTGATGCGAAGCATATCACACCATCAGGGACACGCAGGTCACGCGCTTCCGCTCCCCTCGACCCGACGAGACTCCGCCACCCTCGCGTCCTTGCCCTCGGCCATACCGATCACATCCGTCAGCGACACCCGTCGAGTCCCGTCAGGCATCACCATCGACCGGACCTCACCATGATCCGCCCACGTCCTGATCGCCTTGGCACTGGCCGACAGGTCCGGCCGCACGAACGGCAGCGCCCTCGACAACGTGAGCTCACTACCCCACTCGACAGACGCATCCCGCTCCGGCACACCAGCCAGCCGCCGCTGCTCCCGCTCCGTCATCGGCGGCTCCACCAGATCCAACACCTCACGAGCCACCGCCCCGATCTCCGACACCGCCTTCCCCGCGTCCTCCCGGACCACGACCAGATCCACGTGCGACAGCAACCACGCCGCCCACACCCCGACCCGACACCGATCCCCGACAGGACCACGCCGCTCCCCGGACTCAGTCACCGCCGGCGCCCACGCACGCAGCGTGTCCCACGCCCGCCACTGCACATCGAACGCGTGACCACGCACCGGCTCCCGAGGACCAGGAGCAGACGCAGTCACCCCAGCACTCGACCCCGACGCAGGCGTCGCCGGCTCCACCAGATCATCCAGCAGAGGAGACACCCTCACCAGATCCCGCAGAGCAGAGACCAGAACCTCCACCTCAACCTCATCCAACATCAGACCTCACCTTCCCTTCCTCTTCACTGACTTCCCTGAACCCCTAGGTAGTAGGGGGTACTGCTACTGCTTGCCCGACCCGACCCGTCCCGGCCCGACCCGCCCCAAGACACCGACCCCCTCATGTTCCCGGGAGAATTCTGGGAGACACGAGAGAGGTACACAGAGCAGATCGGGTATGCCGAAGGCGCCACCGTCATGCGTGACGGTGACGTCGTCCCGGACCCCGAGCGCCGGTACCGCGTTCAGTGGCGCTTGCGCCGACGGCGCTTGCGACCACCTCCGCCGCCCTGCCCCGCAGCGCTGGAATCCTGCGACCGGGGTCCCTGACCGTTAGCGGACCGTGCCCCGCCGGCTGGCTGCCGGCGGTCGGTCTGCGGATCAACTTCCACTGGCCTAGCGGAAGGTTCCGGGTCGGGTCCCGCGGACATCGCGGACTCAACAGCGTCGGCTTGCGCCGAGCGCGGGGTGCCGTGGGGCTCGACCTCATCCTTGCACGGATTCGGGATCCCCATGGCGTGGGCGACACCAGCGACCCTCTCGGGCCACTGGCGGATCTTCGTCAGAAGCTTCGCGTCGTAGTACGGCTTCTCGGGCGGGTCGAGCAGTGGCAGCTCATCGTCCGGGTGCTCGAAGTCAGCACGCAGGCGATTGCACCCGCGACAGCACACGACGTAGTTCTCCGTCGTGGTCTTCTGATCCGGCTCCCGGTGATCGTAAGTGCCACCGCCGTCGTGCTTGTGGTCTCCCCAGCTCACCGTGTCACCGCAGTACCGGCAGGTGCTGCCGTCGCGCATGAGCACCGGGACGACCAGCTTCGCGTCGTTACGGTCCTTCTTCCTCTTGGCCTCCATCTTCTTGTCCGTCTGCGTCATCAGGTGGATGAACGAGGCGCGCTTGACCAGCCGGTAAACCCGCTGGCCGTCCTCGTCGGTCGTCTCATCGACGATCACGCCGACACGCTTGAGCAGATCCACGACCCGCTCCACCTCACCCATGCCGATCATCTTCACCGCGGCCGCACGGGAGACGACGTAGTCGTCCTTCTCCGCAGCGCAATGGGTGAACAGCGTCAGCGTCCACCCCTTCAGCTCCGCCTCGAGACGCGGATCCATCTGGCCGGCCGCGATCTCCGCCGCCTTCATGAACTCAGGGGCGCTGTTGATGGTGTCGCCATACCGCTGCCACGTCATCCGACTCGGCTCCCGGACCGGGGCGTCGCCAACACGCTGGCGGCAGTCATGGTCATCATCGTCTCTCTGCTCCTGATCTCATCGTCACGGTCATCATCAAGTCCCCCGGCGCGCCGGGGATCTGTCTCGGTCACGGGTCCCGACACCCGGCGCGCCGGGTGGTCATCAGTGCTTCCCTATGATGCGGTCCTGGTACTTCCCGCAGGTCCGGCACTGGCGGCGCTGGAAGGTGTAGCCGATCAGCTTCCACCTGGTCCACTGGTGTCGGTGGACCGGCCACATCACTCCACCGCCTCGTAGGTCTCCGCGAAGATGTCGGGGGCACACGCGTACATCTCGCCCCGGACGCCTTGGATGATCCAGTCGCCGGGGGTGGCGCGCATGTCGCCTTCGAGGGTGCGAACCATCAGGGCCCCGTCAGCGGGGTCGATGTAGATGCCCTTGGTGGGCCGCTCTTCGTCGTCTGGGTCGCGGGTGTAGCGGAGACTGTCGGGGTCGAGGTAGTTGCCGATGAGGAAGGGGTAGCCGTTGCTCTCCATCCATGAGGTGACAGCGTGTACTGCTGCCCCGGACCTGGGGCCGGGGTCGGGGAGCTGCATTGCTTGGACGGTGACGGGCTTCTTGCGGTAGGTCTTCGGGTCAGTCATTCTGGGTCTCCTGTTCTTCTGCGAAGGCGGCGGCGGAGAAGAGTGCGGCGGCGAGGTCGCGGGCTTGCCTCGGGGTGTAGCCGCGCCGGTCGGGGACGATGGTGTGGGTGATCTCCACGCGATCTCCGTAGGCGGCGGCACCATCCGGGTGGCCCCACACTTCGAAGAGTGCGAAGGGCTCCTCGGGGTGGTCGATGTCTCCGATGCTGCGGGGACCTGAGGTCATTCCTTTGGCGTACGGCTCTCGGATCTCTGGTGCTAGGAGTCCGGCGTCCACGAGAGCCTGCACGACCTTGAGTGGGGTCATGTGCGGAGCCACGTACTCGTCGGCGTAGGTCTCGTTGACGACCCGGACCGCCTTGGCCTTGATGCTCATGACTCCGCCTCCGGCACGAGACGGGCGACGAGGCGGACGGCGTCGTCACTGACCCAGTGGAACGGTAGGCCAGCGCCTCGGATGTGGATCGGGACGATCCACTGCCGTTCACTGGTGCTATGCAGGCGTAATGCTGCGACGGTCTTACCCTCCACCTCCACGAGCCACGGCTCTCCTGCGATCACGTCAGCGGGGTCCGGGAATCCGTTCTTGTCGAGCCAGTCACGGTCACGCACGGGGAGGTCCGCATACTGCTCGTCCATGCGGCGCATGGTCTCCTCCTGCCGCTCGGCGGTCAGGCGCTTCACCTCCGCCAGTGCCTTGTCCCGGTGGAGGGTTACGGCCGCAAGCTCCCGGCCCCGGCGGTCCAGCGACTCCGCAATGTCGTCCCGCTCCTGCTCGATCTGCTCGGCGCGGCCGGCGAGACGCTTGACCTCCCCTACGCTGAACGCGATGCATTTGATGCCCTCTTGGTTGTGTCCAATGGGAGCACGCAGCTCCTCGGCGAGGGTCGGGACCGGGGCGGGGAAGACAGCGCGGAGGTCACGTAGCCACTCGCGGGGATTGCCGGTGTATCCGGGTGCGTTGCCCACGTAGCCCTGCATCTGGTCGAGGACGCGGAGCACCTCGCTCCTGTCCTGGTCGGTGATGTCGGTCATGCGATCACCTCGCAGAGGTGGCGGAGGATCGTGATGAGGATGTCGGTGATGTTCCAGTCGACGGCGCCGACGATGGTGTCGGGGCGGGGGACGGGGTCGGGGAGTTCGGTCATCGGTTCTTCCTGTCGTAGGTGCCGGCGGCGGTGAGTACCGGGCCGAGGAGTCGGGCCTGCTGGGCGGTGAGGCGGATGCGGATCGGGTTGCCCTGGATGTCGTGGCCGAAGAGCATGACGTCGCCGGTGGCTCCGTCCTTCCGGACGTCACCGATCGGCGCGTTGACGTACCAGGCCGCGCCGCCGCCGGTCATGAGGCGGGACGGTGCTGGCGTTCTCATGCTCTCCACTCCTGTTCGATCGTTCGGGTCCCGTCGGCGTCCAGCCGGATGCGGCAGACGGTGTGGGCGGTGGCCGTGATCCGCCGTCCGGGGAGGTGCTCCGGGAGTTCCTGCTCGACGGCGGCCGGATCTGTAGTCCACCCGGTGAGGGGGCTGACGATGATGCGGGCGTCGCCAGGGGTTGCCTCGATCGAGCTGTGCCGCTCGAGTCGCCATCGGGTCGTGGTCACGGTGTCACCTGCTCCACTGCGGCGCGGGCGGCCTCGGCTTCCTGCGCCCGGGCTTCACGGGCGGCGGCGATGAGGTGCCGGGCGGTGATCTCCGCGGCGGCCGGTGTCAGGCGCATCAGCTCGGTCTCCCGGTCGAGACGGACGATGTGCTCGTAGACGACACCGGTACTGGCTGACACCGGGGGAACTCCGTCGCCGCGTTCCCAGAGCGGGGTGCCGGCGAACCGGCCGGACGGGGGCACGGGGTCCGTGTCGGCCGGGAGGATGCCCGGGGTGTCGGCGATCGCGTTGACGAGCTGGGCGGCGGACCGGTCGGACCAGTCCATCTCGGTCTTGATGACCTCGGACAGGCGACGGACGGCTTCGGTGCGGGCGGTCATGATGCCTTCTCCTTCTCGGTGGTGGTCTTGAGCTTCCCGTCGCGGTACTTCGATGCACAGGACTGGCACCGGCCGTGGCCGCCGACGTAGACGAGCCCGTCCGGCAGTGGCGGGCGGTGGCCGAGCGTGGCGATCTGGGCGACCATCGGCCGTCCGCAGTTCCGGCACAGTCCGCGCAGCCGCTTCTCGATCGAGATCTGCGGGGTGAACTCGCGGCCCGCCATCACGCCGGTCACCGGCTGGTTCTTCGTCTCGAAGAGGTCGAGCTGGCGGGAGCAGGCGGCGAGCACCGGGCAGACACGGCACAGGCGTGCCGCCCGCTCGACGTGCCGGGCGCGCTCCGCCCTCGACTCGTCGGAGGTGCGGCGGATGTCGCACCACTCGCCGAGCCAGATGTCCGGGTCCATGGTCTGGCACAGTCCACCGATCAGGTCCTCGGACCCGACCAGGCTCTTCAGCTCCGCGGTCGCCGTGGCCGGCAGTGTGGCGGTCATCAGAAGCCTCCCTTCGTCGGCGAGGACTTCACGATGTGCAGGGTCGATACCCCGGTCTCATCGCTGGTCTCGTGCACGTCGCCGTCGTCGAGGGTTTCGACGGCGGCGTCGTCCTGGTCCTCGGGGCGGAATGCCTCGGGGATGACGGAGGTGGCTCGGGCGTACGGGCCGATGGCGAACCGGTAGTGGCTGTGAGAGATGGTGGTGATGACGTCGGCGGTGTTGAACAGCTTCCCGACCTCCGCGATTCGGCGCATCAGCTTCGAGGACATCGGCGGCTGCTCGTCCTCCTCCTGATCCCAGATCGCCTCGACGGCCGGGGGCACGTCCGGCGCCGCCTCGGCCATCGCCTTGCGCGGCCAGTTGTGGTCGAGCATGTCGATGAAGCCGGACGCGTCGACCATCGTCACCCGTACCTCGGCGGCGGTGATCCGTATCCGGTCCTCGAGGTCGTGCTTCTTCCCGCTGTAGATGGCGAGGATCTCCACCGCCTGCCACACAGGGATGTCCACCACCCCGGCGTCCGACCACGCGGCTTCCACGAGGGGGGCGGAGGTGATGAACATGTCGGCCGGGTTCGCCGCGCTGATGATCAGCCGGTCATCCGCCGGCGTCAGTCGGATCGCGGTGTAGCTGTCGCCCTTGTCCTTCGGATCCGCGATCAGGCGGGCCGCGCGCAGGCCGCGCAGCAGAGGTTCCGTGTGGACCAGGAGGTCGACCGGCAGGCGGTTGTCTCCTGGCTCGAAGACTCTGACCATGGTCATTTTCCTTTCATGTCGTCGATGGTGAGCTGGCCGGGCAGTTGCTCGGCGGGTGCCGGGTGGTGAGGCGCCGCCGCCCGGCCGCGGTGCTTCTTCGTGCCGTCCCGGTTCAGGCCGGCGATGTATCGGTGGACGCCGATCTGTCGGTGCGGCGGCAGGCTGCGGAACCATGCCCGCGCGTCCTCCACCGCGCCCATCAGCTCGCCTCGGCGGCGACCGGGCCGTCCGGCCCCGTCTCGGTACCGGCCACGTCTTCGACGACGCCGAGGGAACTGACGCGGCTGTACGCCCACCGCTGGGGACCGGCGCCGGCGGAGTTCAGGGGGACCGACTTCCGGTTGAGCTTCGAGAAGATCCGGCGGACCTCGCCCCGGATGTCCTGGGCGTGGGTGATGCCGAGCCGGTCGACCTCCGACTGCAGCCAGTCGACGTCCGGGTTCGGGAAGCCGCCGAGGCGGATCCGGGGGTGGTAGCTCTCGTCGTCATGCATGGTCGGTGTCCTCCACGTGAGTGTTCAGCGGGTCGAGGTCTTCGTAGTGCTGGGCGGCGTGCCGCCCAGCGGTTGAGTCGTCATCGAGTCGAACGCCGTCGGTGGACATGCGACCCAGCGGCTGCCACAGGACCTGCGGGCCATCGACCTCCGGGACGTCTAGGTCGCAGGTCGTGTCGAGCGTCCCCCTGACCAGGGCGTCGACCTTGGCCACGGCGAGCGCCGCGTCACGAGACGCCGCGGTCGCCTGGATACGGGCGGCGGTGGTGTCCTCGACGTCGTCCGCCCGGAACTGGACCTGGTCGGCGAGCCGCCGGCGCAGAGCGTCGACCTCGAACGCGAGGACCAGGACGGCCGCGAGCGCCGCCACGGCGCAGAGCGTGGTGATCATTCCGCCACCTCCGTCAGATCGGCGCGCTCGGCACGCTCGGCGGCTAGCCGGGCGGTGTCGCAAATGTTCTCCCAGGCGTCCCGGGACGCCGGCTCCGGACGGTGTGCGAGGGCGGTGCAGGCTGCGGATGCCGCCCGTGCTGCCAGTTCCTCGGCCTGCTCCTGGGTGATTGGCTTGTGCGTGACGATGTGACGGTGCTGCAGCTGGTCGTCCACCTCGATGGTGACGGTGATCTTGCTCATCGGATCCTCCTGGGTCGGGTGTCGGCGGGTGTCGGGTAGGTCGGTCGGTGTTCCCACGGTCTGGTGGGGTGCTGGGCGCGGTGGCGCGGTCGGTCCCAGCCGACCAGCCAGCGGGCCAGTCGGGCCCGCCACCGCGGTGGCCGGCGGACGGGGTGTGGTCGGAAGCACGGGCGGCTCGTCATCGGTCACCGCCTCCCCGTGACGGGGCGTCTTCGGCGGCTGCCTCGAGCAGGTCTCCGAGCCGCCGGATGAACCGGGCGCCCGTCTCCTCGAGCGCGGTGACCGGGTCCACGTCATCTCCGGCGAGATCCTCGGCGCGTTTCAGGATGAGACCGGCGAGGAAGTAGACCGCCATGTCCTCCTCCTGCGCGCTGGTGACCGAGGGCGGGCAGAGCACGTGGACGTGGTCGGAGTGCAGTACGACCAGGGCCGCCTTCTTCATGTCTTCGGGGGTCACTGGTACTTCGCCTCCATCGCCGCGGCGCGGGTGATCTTGATGACCGACAGGACGCGGCGACCCATGTCGGTCACCGTGCCGTCGGCGCCGACGAGCGTCCGGTCAGTCAGCGCGGCCTGGTCGCGGCCGTGGACCGCGGTCCAGGCGACGCGGCCGGCGGCGCGGTTGTCGAGGACCTGGATCAGGTGCGGTGACGTGCGCCGGGCGATCTCGTCCGGGGTGCACTGGTTGTAGGGCTTGGCGGTGTGCATCACGCTGCCTCCGTCTTCACTGTCGTGTGGGTGGGTATCTCGGGCTCCTCGACCAGACCGATGAGGTCCAGGCCGACGATCATGTCGATGAGTCTCTGTGGGGTGACGCTGCGCTTCGTCCCGCGGAGGATCTGGTGGACCACGGTCGGGTCCGTTCCGATGCGGCCGGCGACCACGACTGCTCCTCGAGCACGGCCCTCGACCGGCGACGAGACGATGTCGTGCAGGCTGACCAGGTGACGCATCGTCTCGATCACCAACTGCGGGACGGGCACGTACTGCGGCGGCGGCTTCCTGATGTCGCTCACAGGTCACCCTCCTCGGCGGCGATGCGGGCCATGCGCCGTCGGAGGCGCGCCTCCCGGCGCTTCTCCGCCAGCTCGGCGAGGTGGTCGGCCCTGCTGGTCTGCGCGGCGGGCGCAGGCTCCGGCTCGGCGGTCGGCTCTACGGTCGGCTCCGGCTGCCCGACGGGCTCCTCGGCCGGGGCTGGCGCGCTAGCGGTGGCGGTCGGGGCGGTCTCGCCACTGTCGTGGGGGGGGCATCTGTTCCTGGACCGGGACGTCGTCGGCGTAGACCAGCTCCGTCGGGGTGGGCTGCGGAAGGTCCGGGGCCGGCCGGCGCAGTTCCGACCATGCCGGGTGGTGCAGTGCGAGAGCGTGGATGGCGTCGAGCTGCATCCGCGCCATGTCCTTCATCGGGACGCCGGCGGTTCGGAGGGCCGCGTTGACGTTGAAGATCTCATGGCACCGGCGGGATGCGGCGTCCACCGGACGCCGCTCGTCGCGGCGATAGCGTGTCGCAGTGGTCACTGGCGCGCCTCTCCCCTGCTCCGGCGGGCACGGTCCACACCGGCTCCGATGGCGGCGCCGCCGACGGCCCCCGCGATGAGCGGGGACCAGTGCCACAGTGCGAAGAAGACGGTCAGGGTGCCGAGGATGATGCAGGCGACCATGAGCGCCAGGCCGATGATCTCGATGCCAGTGATGGTCGGCGTGGTGGCGGGCGCGGTCTCGTAGTCCCGGTCCTCGAGGACGTCGACCGGGGTTCCGGTGGCGTGGCCGCCGGGCACCGTGCGGTGTCGGAGATCCCGGTCAGCGTCGCGGGCGGCGGTGGACGGGACGTCAGCCAGGCAGCCGTCGAGGCGTGCGGCGCGGGCGCGGACTGCCGCGGTGGCGGCGGGGTGCCGGGGGTTGAGCGCGAGCTCGGCGGCGAATCGGTGGCGGGGGTTCATGGTCTGTCCTTCTGGGTGGTGATCGTGTGGAGCAAGTCGGTGAGCATGTCTTTGACCTGTGGTTCGTGCCGGTCGCTGACGGATTCGGCGCGGAGGTCGGAGGCCCGGACGAAGACCATCCGATGGCGGAGCACCTGCCGGGCTGGAGGGATCGGGTTCCGGAAGCTGGCGGGGAGCATCCAGCACAGGTCGCCGTACGAGATGAGCGGATCGGTGATCTCCGGGTCGTCGAAGATCACGTCAATCTGCCGTGACCGGCCCGGGAACGGGAGTCTCTGCATGGTCATCGCCTCCCCGGTTCTGCTCGTCGTGGATGCTGTGGACGAGCTCGTCGGTGGAGACGATCTCCTCGCGCAGGCGGCGGACGTCCCGGTCTCCCCGGGCTGCGTCGATGAGCAGGGTGATGCGCTGGTCCTCTGCGGTCGACAGGTGCGGGCGGATCAGCAGCCAGATGTCCTCGGCGGTGGCCAGCGTCGCCGCGACCGGATGGTGGCGGTAGCGGTCCACCTCGCGCTCGATGATCTTCACGCCGAACGTCTGGGGGGCGTACGGATCCGTGTAGGTGGCGGTCATCAGGCGACCTCCCCGGCTTCGACGGGAGGGAACGCTGCGTCGACGTAGACCGCTGGCCAGCGCCAGGTCCTCCCCGACCGGAACGGCCTGAGGTTGGCGGCGTAGTCTCCGCGGCCGGCGTGCTCGGCGAGATGCGACTCGGACAGTCCGGTGATCTCCACGACCTCCGGCGTGCTGTACCAGCGTCGTTTCGTACTGATAGTGTCGTTCATGGCTTCTCCTTCGAAGTCTGACGCTCGTCACCTGGTTGCAGCAGGTGGCGGGCACTTTTTTGTTGGGTGGGGTGCGGAGCAGCTGACTCCTGGGAGTGAGATCTCCTTCGTGGGCCCGGGACCTCAGGTCGAACGACTGAGGTCCGGGTCCGGCCCGGTGGGCTGGAAGCGCTTCGCCGGTGAGCTACTAACGCCGGCGGTGACTCCGCACCCGTGCGCGCTGCTCCGGTCGTGACTCCGGTGGCCGGCTCTCCCGGCTGCAGCGCGGGCCGTGCCCCTTCCCCAGGGCGCGGCCGGGTTGGTCATCCGAGGTCGAAGGGGATCGGCATGTTCTCGGTGAGCTTCTGGTGCAGTGCCTCGAGTCCCTTGGCGGTGATGCGGATGGTCGGTGCCGGCATCTCGAAGTCTCCGGTCTTCCGGTTCAGGAACTGGGTCGCCGGCCGCTCGTGGAGCCTGTCGAGGTCCACCTGCGTCTGGTAGGCGCACCAGCCGCCCCTCTTGCCCTTGGCCTTGTAGATCCAGCCGATGCTGGCGAGCATGTCGAACAACCGGTTCCTGCCGATGCTGATGCGCTCGTCCTGGGAGAGGATCTTCGCGGCGTCCGCGACACCGAGGTCTCCTTCCGCGTCGGCGAGGTGGGTCCACGCGTTGGCCTTCGGCTCGATCTCGGCGATGACCGACTCGAGTTCCTCGACGCGCTGGGTGGTGATGGCGAGTGCCTGGGCGACGATCTGGTCATCGGTGAGCGCCGTCGGCTGCTGCTGTGCCCGCTTCTCGCACTCGATGAAGTACTGACGCGCCTGCCGACCCCGGTCGGTGCGCTGGATCATGGCCAACTCCTTCGCCATGTCCAGGGACAGGGCGTGATCCTGACGGGGCCGACCTCCGGTGCTTACGGGGGAAATTCCCGTAAAGTCCTCGCCTTCGGCGAACCCGTAGGCACACATGTCCCGGAACCAGTGCGAGTAGTCGTTCTTCACGCCGAGGAACCCGTGGAGGGCGCGGCCGCTCACCGCCTGCCGTCCGTCGGAGGTCTGGGTGATCGGGATCAGCTCGCTCATGCCGGCACCTCCGTCTGCTCGTCAACGCCGTCAAGGTCCCGGGCTTCGGGGTCGTAGGCGAGGTGTCCTCGGATGGTGGCGTCGATCTGGTCGTCGGTGACGGACTCCCCCTCGTCGCGGAGATCCAGGAGGACGTCGATGACGTCCTCGGTGTAGACCTCAGCGTCCGGGTGGAAGGCGTCGCGGATGCGGCGGTTGACGATGGCCCGCATCCAGGCGCGGTCGCCGGTGTCTTCAGCAGCGTCGAGCTCGTCGAATTCGTAGTCCCTCATGGTCTTCCCTCCTTCGTGGTGTGTCGTGGTCAGGCGACCGCACTGGGCTGCTCTGCACTGACCGCTCGGAACAGGGAGTCGAACGGCACTCCGAAGCCAAGACAGGCGCCAGCAACGAAGCCGGCCGAGACGTTCTCCCCCTCCATGGCTCGCCGGTAGGTCTGCCGACCGACGCCGATCTTCTCGGCAGCGCGGCTTTCGGTCAGGCCATGCAGCTCCACGAGCTTCTTCATCTGGTCCACGCGAACCTTGAGCGTGTTTGTCACTGGCTTACCTCCTCGTCGTGATGGCTTAACCGTAGGCCATTCTGGCCCATTCGTCAACCAGTCGCGCCGGACACGGTGGCTTGTAGTTAATCCACGCAGGTCATATGTGCTCATGGTGGCTTATCCGTGTACCATCTATCTACATGGACAACGTTCACACATGGGTCACCCGGATCACTTCTGGCGCATCGTGGCGCGCCATTGCCGACCGCCTAGGGACCACTCACAGCACGATCCAGAGACGCCTCGTAAATGACACTGCGTCCGCGGTCGTCGACCTTGCGACCGCCTACTCGGTCAATCCCATCGGCGGCCTGCTTGCCGCTGGCGTCATCACGCAGGAGCAGCTCGCCGAGTACTCCCGCCCGGCGCGCCTCGAGGAGCTCGACGATCTAGAACTCGCGCAAGCGGTTGTCGATCGGATTGCGGCGCGGCAGGAGAGTCCCCTCTCGACGCTGACGGAGTTCCCTGCCGGGGGTAAGGATCAGCTGGGAAACGTGTCTGTGTTTACCCCCGAACGTTCGAAAGATGGCGCAAGTGTCCGGTCACAGAGTGATGATGACGGCACTGTCCGTGACTTCGACTGGGAACCCGGCACGTACGCCGCGGACGGCAGCACTGATGAGCAAGAGGCGCGGGAGGCGCGGGGTGAAGACCCCATCGACTGAGAGACTGATCGACGTGGCGTACAGCCACGGTGTCCAGGTGCGGTGGCACCGGAGTGGCCCGAAGGGTGCGTTCCGGTGCGGGCCACCGCCGACTATCACGATCCGGTACGGGATGACCGATGCGGAGACGGTGAGTGCCCTGGCGCACGAGATCGGGCACGCGGCCCACGGGGACCGGTGCGGGCTGGATCCGGCCGCGGAGCGGCGGGCGTGGCGACATGCGGCCCGGCTGCTCGTGGACCCGGACGACTATCGCCGGGCCGAGGAGGAAGTCGGGTGTCATCCGGCGCTTCTGGCTCATGAGCTTGCTGTGACCACCGAGGTGATCCGCACCTGGTGGGAGATCCATTCTGACCTGAGGAGTCAATGCAATGAACGTCCGTAGAAACCTGGCCGCCGGGGTAACGGCCGCCGCCCTGATGCTTCCGCTTGCCGCGTGTTCCGGAGAGTCCACCAGCGGCGGTTCGGGGAGTGCCGACTCGAAGGACGGCGACGAGTACCACGGGGTCGGCCGCGCGGAGTCCAGGAACGCCTGCCACGACAGGGTCAAGGAGCAGCTGCCGGCTCCGAGGAGCGCAGACTTCGAGGGCCTCACCGAGGGAACGTGGAACGAGACGTACCGCGGCGTGAACTTCTCCGGTTGGGTCGATTCGGAGAACAGGATGGGTGCGACCACGCGGGCGATGTACGACTGCGAGGTCTACTACGACGGTGGCGACCTCATGGTGTCGCGTCCAGAGATCATCCAGAGATAAGAATGGCCCCCACTCGCCGGGCAGGGCGGTGGGGGCCGAAGTGTCTACAGCAACAGCAGACAGGAGAAGCGTACTCATGAGCATCCAGCGGCGCCCGAAGAAGGGCAAGGACAAGGCCGGTCAGGTGAAGTGGGTCGTTCGGTACCGGGACCATGCCGGCGACGAGCACTCGAAGACCTTCACCTACGACGAGTACGACCAACCCCACGAGGCGGCGAAGGACTACGACGCCGCGATGCGGGACCAGCTGCGCCGGGGCACCTGGATCGACCCCGAGGTCCAGCAGACGACCGTGCTCACCCTGTGCGAGCAGTGGCGGGACCAGGCGGTGCGCGACGGGACGGTGAAGGATCGCCAGTTCCTCTGCGACAATCTCGGCCCCATGGGCGCCTACCCGGCCGGGCAGGTCACCAAGTCGATGGTCACCACCTGGGTCAAGCGCCTACGGGAGGGGCGACCCTGGGCGGACGGGCGGCCCCTGTCCGAGAAGAACGTGATCAACCGGTGTGGTCAGCTGCGCAACGTCCTGGCCCGCGCCATGGATGACGGGATGATCGGACGGAACCCTGCCTCGCACCTGAAGAACCAGCCGACGATCGAGGCCCGCGTCGAGGAGCGCATGGTGCCGACCGTCGAGCAGATCAAGGCCCTGTGCGCTGCCGCGGACGCCGGCGGATCCTGGGTGGACGACGAGGACGTGACCCGGGACCTGTCCCCCACCCCGTGGCTGACGCTGTGCATCCACATCGCTATGGAGACCGGTCTGCGCTCCGGGGAGGTCGCCGGCCTCATGGTCCGGGACGTCGACCTCGAGCAGAAGATCCTGCGGGTCCGCCAGCAGTGCGGCAAGCGCCTCGGCGAGTACGCACCCCTGAAGTCGAAGAGCTCCCGGCGCGATGTGCCGATCTCGGCGGCGCTGGCGCGGGAGCTGCGGAGTGCGATCGCGGGGCGTGGTGGTGATGAGCCGGTGGTGTCCGGGGCGCGGGGTGCCGGGGTGACGTCGCGGGTTATCTCGGAGCGGTTCCCGAAGGTGCGGGCCGTGGCCGGTGTTCCGGCTGGCGTGAGTTTCCACGGGCTGCGGCACTTCTTCGCGACGGAGATGCTGAATGCCCGGGTCGCCCCGTTGACGGTGTCGGCGTTGCTGGGGCACGGGTCGCTGGCGGTGACGGCGAAGGTGTATGCGCACTGGATGCCGGGGCGGATTGACGATGCGCGGGGTGCGCTGCGGTCTCTTGCGGGATCGTTGCGGGATGACGTGCCTGCGTTGCGGGTTGTGAGTGACGCTGACCTGGGGTGA